GATTTAATAGCAAATTTTATATAAAGGTGGTGCATTATGTCTAAAAAAGGAAGGCAAACACCCACCAGGAGTCTGATACTTCCCTACGATAGAACTGATGGCCAAGCAGCTATAGATTTATACCATAAGACAAACAAGACTGCTCAGGAGTGGCAGTCTTTAATTTTGTACGATTTGCTGGCGCTGAATGATGATGGTCTGTTTGTTCATACCAAGTTCGGCTATTCAGTACCACGTAGAAATGGGAAAAATGAAATTGTAGCCATCAGGGAAATGTATGGACTTGTCAATGGTGAGAATATACTTCATACAGCTCATCGAACTACAACCTCTCATATGGCATGGGAAAGGCTTTATGACTTGCTTGAACTGGCGGATATTAAAATAGTGTCATCATATCGTGCATATGGTAAGGAACACATCCAAATTGAAAGTGGTGGGAAGATAGAATTCAGGACCCGTACAAGCAAGAGCGGGCTTGGTGAAGGCTTTGATTTATTGGTAATAGATGAAGCTCAAGAGTATCAGGATGACCAGGAGAGCGCTTTAAAATACGTTGTATCAGATAGCCCAAATCCACAGACAATATTCTGCGGAACACCACCGACACCGGACAGCTCCGGAACAGTATTTACCAAATTAAGAGAAGCAGCTTTAAGTGGTGAATCTATCAATACAGGTTGGGCTGAGTGGAGTGTGGAAGAGCAGAAATCACCTCGTGACAAATCTTGGTGGTATGAAACGAATCCAAGCTTAGGTATTATTCTGTCTGAAAGAAAGATTTTAGATGAGATAGGCAATGATGATGTTGATTTCAATATTCAGAGACTGGGTTACTGGACCAGCTACTCACTTAAATCAGCTATCAGTGAAGCAACATGGAACAGCCTTAAAATTACTGAACTTCCTACGTTTAAAGGTAAGCTTTATGTAGGTATCAAGTATGGCGCTGATAACACCAATGTGGCTATGAGTATTGCGGTTAAGACAACCAATGACAAGATATTTGTTGAATCTATTGACTGTCAGTCAGTTAGAAATGGCACAGGCTGGATTATCAGATTCTTGCAAAGCGCTGATTGGCAGAATGTAGTTGTTGATGGTGCTAATGGCCAAGATATTTTAGCCGCAGCAATGGAAGATGCCGGATTAAGAAAACCGGTATTCCCAACCGTAAAGGAAGTCATAGCGGCCAATGCCACATTCACAAATGGCATTGATACTGATAAATTGAGGCATAACGGACAGCCATCACTGACTCAGGCAGTCAGCAACTGCGACAAACGAGCCATTGGCTCAAGTGGTGGGTTTGGCTATAAATCGTTAAATTCAAACATAGAAATAGCGCTGATGGAAAGTGCTATTTTCGCCTACTGGAGCGCCGAAAAGACAAAAGAGAGAAGAAAGCAGGTTATAAGTTACTAACCTGTTTTATATTACGCAACTATGCGGATTGAAAATAGGGAAAGGAGACATATCAATGTCAGAAGAATTTAAAGCTATTGAGACACAGGAGCAGTTAGACGCCATCCTTAAGGAGCGTTTAGCTCGCCAGAAGGAAAGCATCGAAAAGAATTTCGCCGATTATGAACAGTTGAAGAAAAAAGTAGGCGATCTTGAAAGTGCAAACCAGAAATTAGGCCAGTCTGCAACAGAAAGTGCAAGCAAGTTAGCCGAATATGAAAAGCAGATTGCCGAAAAGGATTTGAAAATCAAGGGCTACGAGGCCAACTCGGTAAAAAATAGGATTGCTCTTGAAGTTGGATTGCCATTTGAGATGGCTAATCGATTAAAAGGTGAGACTGAGGAAGAAATTAGAAAAGATGCTGAATTGCTATTTAAGGCAATTGGAGCAAGTAAACCGGTAGCACCTTTAGCAAACCCAGAAGTACCTACGGATGGGAAAAACCAAGCATACCAGAATATGCTTGCAAACTTAAAAAAGTAAAGGAGTATTTAAAATATGGCAGTATTAGAAAAAGGAACTTTGTTTGATCCAGTATTAGTTACTGATTTAGTAAACAAAGTCAGAGGAAAGAGTTCATTAGCTAAATTAGCAGCAAGTGAGCCAATTTTATTCAGCGGACAGAAAGAATTCACGTTTACAATGGATTCAGAAGTTGCTATTGTCGCAGAGGGTGGACAAAAAACACACGGTGGTGTAAGTATTGAACCAGTTACTACTCTTCCATTAAAAATTGAATATGGCGCAAGAGTATCTGATGAGTTTTTATATGCCGCTGATGAAAAGAAAATCGACATTCTGAAGGCGTTCAATGATGGTTTCGCAAGGAAAGCAGCACGTGGGTTAGACCTGATGGCCTTCCACGGTGTGAATCCAAGAACGATGACAGCTTCAACCGTAATCGGTGAAAACAACTTTAAAGATAAAGTTAAGAATCTGGTTACCTACACTTCAAGTGACCCAGATACAAATATGGAAAGTGCAGTTAAGCTGGTACAGGCTTCAGATGGAGCAGTCACCGGTTTGGCAATGGCTCCAGCTTTCAGTTCAGCATTAGCTGAGTTAAAAGTAAACGGAGTCAAGCAGTTCCCAGAATTAGCTTGGGGTGCGAATCCAGAAAAAGTAAATGGTTTGCCAGTTGACATCAACAGAACTGTTTCTGACACCGGAACAAATAAAGCAATTGTTGGTGACTTTGCTAACGCTTTTAAATGGGGCTATGCTGGTGACGTCAGATTTGAAGTCATTGAGTATGGTGACCCAGACGGAACTGGTAAGGACCTGAAGCAGTATAATCAGGCTTATTTAAGAGCTGAAATGTTTATTGGCTGGGGCATCTTTGATGGTGAAGTATTTGCAAGAATTGTTGACCCTGAAACAGTTACCTTTACAGCTACACCAGATGGAGCAGCTGGTTCAACTTCATCAACTAAAATTGATTTAGCATTTAACGTTGATATTTATGGTTTGAAAGCTGAACACATCACATTGACTGATGATACTGGAAAAGCAACAAAAGGCGCATTGACCGGTTCTAAGAAGAACTGGAGTCTGGCAATTACAGCAACTAAGAGCGGTAATATTTCATTACAGATTGCTGATATCGGTGGTTACGATATGCCAGCTGCGAAGACTGTTGCTGTAATCAAAGTATAATGAAGTACAGAAATATCAAGACTGGGGCTGTTATTGACAGCTCCAGTGTTATTGGTGGCGAAAACTGGGTTCCTGTAATTGAAGAAAAAAAGGCTGTTGAACCAGTTATTGAAATTGTAGAAAATCCAGTTAAAACCATTGATGAAATGACAAAAAAGGAAATTATGGCTGAGTTGGACTCAATGGGTATTGAATATAATCCAAGAGCCAACAAAACTGAACTTTATAATCTGATGAGGTGATATTATGAGTGAATTTGCAACAATTGAAGATATTGAAAGTTTATGGCGTGTTATGTCAAATGAAGAAAGGGAAAGGGCTGAGGCACTGCTGCCTGTCATTTCCGATTCTTTGAGACAGGAAGCTAAAAACGTAGGGAAAGATTTAGATCAGATGATTACGGATGGCAAAATACTACCTTCAGTAGTCAAATCAGTGGTTGTCGACGTTGTTGCAAGAACTCTGATGACATCAACAAATGCTGAACCAATGATACAAAGCAGTCAGTCAGCAATGGGATATTCATATTCTGGAACCTATCTTGTTCCAGGCGGTGGACTTTTTATTAAGAAGTCGGAGCTTGCAAGACTGGGGCTAAGAAAACAACGAATAGGAGTTATTGAAATGCTATGATCAAGGGAATTACAGTTAAACTGATTAATCTGGTTGATAGTGGGCAAAGTGACCCATTTGGCAACCCTATAATGCAAGAAACCTCTATTAACGTTGAAAATGTACTGATTCAGCCGGCTACAAGTGATGATATTACTGATTCAATTAATCTTTACGGAAGAAAAGCAGTCTATAATCTTGCGATTCCAAAAGGTGATGATCATATCTGGGAAAATCAGATTGTAGAGTTTTTCGGTGAAAGATTCAGGGTATTTGGCAAGCCTTTGATGGGCATTGAAGCCAACATACCGCTCAAATGGAACATGAAAGTA